AACGCAATCATCGTTTCCATTATCTGCCGCATATTTTATATTACCAGAACTAGTTGTATGTTTTACAAATGTGGTTATTTCCCTTATGGTGTCTTCATTATTTATTGAGAAAGATTTACTAAGCATTAGAGATTGGTAGTCTTTTATAAGTAAATTTTTTAAACTTGTTACTTTAAGTCCTACCTTTTCTTCTGGTGAATCTATTCTGTGCTTATATCTAACAAATACAGAAGAACCATAATCATTAATACCATCAAAAACATGAGGTAGTTCTGCTAGTAATGTATTTCCATAGTTGTTAAGTTCTAAAACTATTTTAAGGTTATCTGGATTAAAATATTCAAAAGCTAATATATAAAGCAATTCTGACATTTGTTTAATAGATATTATATTACTTCGATATATCCCAATTTGTTCTAGTTTGAAAAAATCCTTTATTGATGAATACTTTTCTTTTTGTATATCTATGACCTCTCTACTTTTATTACTTATTCTGAATATGTTTATAACAGAAAAATCTTGACCTAATCCCTCTGCAAGGTCAATTGATAAGACTATTTTATATTCTTTTCTTTTTATAGGGTTGTATATATCATAATCATCAACCCATTTTAAATTTTCATAGGAAAAATTTAGCTTATCTTCAAATTCATATATCTCCTCCCACTCATAAAGAATTTTATTATTCAATAAATGGTCTATAATATTTTCACTTAGTAAAGATTTACTAGCATTTACAAATCTAAGACCGTATTCTTGGTTAAAAGCATCTTCTCCACCAATATCTTTTATTGCCTCATCCTTCCATGTAGTAAGTTCTGCTAACTCTAGTATAGATATCTCTTTACCATCGGGTGTTTTTATATTAAATCCAACAACATCCTCATCATGACAATAATCATTATTATAAACCTCGATTACATATTTTTGTAAATCAACACTCCAACTCATTTCGACCTTAGTATCAGCACCCCATTTATTATGTACTTGATTAAGAATATCATCCTTTTCTATTTTGTTTTCGTATAATTTATGATCATTAAGCCTTATATATGTAACAAACCTACCAGGGACTTGATACCAGTAAACCCTCATAGGGGTGTAGTTGTTTCTTTGTGGGTCACCAGCTGGTCGTTCTGCATTAGTAAGTAATTTATGAAATAAATTCATACCATTTGGTGTAGATGTGATTATTATTTTAGAGTTTTTTATTGCAGATACTGTTGGAAAAACCGCAGTATAATATGGTTCTATTATGTTTGAAGGAATATGTGCAAATTCATCTAAATAAAGAACATCAATAGTAAAACCAATAGCTGGAGTCTTTGTCCTAGCAGAGGTCTTAATACGACAACCATTGTCAAATGTTAGTGATTTTTGATTCCATGTTTTTATACCAGGTTTTAAAAAAAATGGTAGTAATGAATAAATGGATTTTATCTTGTCAACAATCTCAACTGATGTATCTCCCTTGTTAGCTACAATCATAATGTTTTTATCATTATTGAATAGTATTGTATGGAGCATAAATATAGAAGCAGATATAGTATTATGTGAAAGTATCCCATTCGTGTAGAACCTATGATTCTGATGGTCTACCGATAAATCAAACATAGAGACTTTTGAATTTCTACTCCCAATATATTTTACACTTTGTAAGCCATCATCTGTATGTATATAATCACCTATATTTATGTCTTTTACAAAGACTTCATCTAATTTATCATTGAATAAAATATGCCTGTCTGCACATTCTATATAATAACCATTTGATAACTCAACTCTCCATATCTTATATGGTTGTGTTATGTGTAATTCTGGTACATCTACAAAGCCAGTATCTGACATAACTTTTAATCCACTCACATTAATTGAGTTTATTATTTTTTTAGAAATATCATTCTCATCTAGTATTAGTTTATTATATTCAATATTTTCTATTAATTCTATTAATTTATATAAAATATCTATTGTCTTTATCTTTATGTGCTTAAAAATTTGATACATTTATCAATTATTATTTTTTTCTTATCAATACCAACTGCTCTAAATTCAGAATCCCATATATATAATACTTCATAACCAGATTCTGTTGCAATTCGTAATTTTTCTTTATCCTTAATCCATATATCATCTGCTGTCATGTCTTTTCTAAATGGGTGTGGTCTGTCATGTTCTTTGAAAGTTTTAGGATTCGCATGGTATTGATCTCCTTGGTATTCAATTATTTTCATTCTATCAGTATGTGTAAAATCATATAACCATACACCACCACTTTTCTTTCTAAGAGGCATCTCTCCACCATTTAATGCAAATCTGAAATTCCCTTCCATCCCATATGATATTGATTTAAACAATACTTGACTTATGTTAGAGTATCCTAATTTTAAATTACCATTTTCATTGAGAGATTTTTGCCATTTCTCTTGTCTTTTATTGTATATGTCTGTGCCTTTATCTTTTCCGTGTTTTTCAATACATTTTTCAAGTGTGAATGTAGTTTGTCTTTCACTAAGCATCTCTTGTGATGTTTCCTCATCATAACCCCTTAGTAAATAATATTCCAAACTAGTATCTGATATTCTATCCTTAATAGCTTCCTTTGCAAAAATACTTATATGCTCCTCTATATTCTCTACACCCTCATATTTTGAAAAATTCTTTGAAAATGGACTTCTTGATTTTCTTTCTAATTCAGTTGTATTTTTTTTGTGATTAGGATTTTTTGTGCCTCTTATTTTTTCAGCAAACATTTTTTTATACTTTTCTTTCTTCATATGCTTACCACCATTAATTGTTGTCTTAGCCTTATCTGATAATGCCATTATAGGAGCACCTTCGTACAATTCTTTATATTCTTTAGTAGTCATGTTATTATGTGCAAATTTTAAATGCTTTCCATATATTCTTTTGCATTGCTCACCACATATTCTACATGTTACCGTTTCTTTATTGTCATTTATTATCATAATTTTATTTTGTTTTCTTTTTATATGCACAAATATACAAAAAAGTTGTTGGCTTGTTATCAAATAGGCTAGGTTAGTAAGCTAATAATTGAGTAAATGCTATATTTTATATAATCACTAATTGTTTTATTTTTTTTATAAATAAATAGTAATTTATACATAGGTATTTCTACTTCCTTTGTCTTATTATTCTCTGTTATTTTACACAACACCTTGATAATCAGAGAGTTACACTTTCCGACCTGTCTACTAGCCATTAATATATTGAATCGATTATCAACAAAATTATCTAATATGTCAGCTTGATAGTCTCTAAGTGTTATTGACCCAATAGAACCATCTTCTCTTTTCACCTTACAGTATTTTTCGGTAAAATGGTGTATATCTAGTGCACATTTAACGTATTCTCCTTGTTCGGCACTTGTCATCTTAAATGTAAGACCTGATCTTCTTAACCCTATTTCATTTTTAAGCCATGGGTTTTGAAACCTTTTTAGTACTATACCATCATTTATCTTATCAGTAGCCTCGGTAACGTTCTCACTACTAAATACCATTTGTCTTTCTTTCTTAATCTTTGCCATAAGCGACTTATTTTTTTATATATATTATAAAAAAACAGCTCTATGTCTAAAACAGATAAAGAAAAAAGTAGGATACAAGACGAATTTGATCAAATACAAGGGGAGAATAATGATTTTGATATATCAAAACATTTGGCAGAAGCAGAAGATTTACCAGACCTTGGTGAGATAAGCTTGTATGATTATGATGCAGATTTAAGCACATCATCACAGCAATCAGTGGAGGTTTTAAGTTCACTTATAGACTTATACCTAAGTGATGTTCCAAAACTAAAACAACATCCTTATATAAAAAATAAGATGAAGGAAGATGCTATGGTATATTCAGAGGCTATATTCTTGGCTAAAATGACTAGAAAAAACTTCCTTAACCAACTACGCCAAATTGATAATGGGGAAAGCTCAGCTAGAATGCACGAAGTTGTTAACCAGACTATTGTACAAGTTAGAGAAAACTCTAAATTTCTATCCACTCAAAGAACTGACTTAGAAAAGTTCTATAAAAATCTAAGAACAGATATGGGATTAGACGATATTGAAAATTCAGAGGTTTTAGAGTCACAATCTGATAAAGCGAAAGATTCACAAGATGATGGTGATATTGTTGATAATAGAAAACTAAATGACCTTATAAAAGGAGCAATGATGAAAGAGAGTGATAATAAAAAAGAAAGTAAGGGTAAAAAGAAGTAATTATATTTTTAAGTACTTAAATGTTTCAAAAGTTTTCACTAAATTATTAGCATGTATTAGAATATCTTTTTGTTTAAAGATGTTTCTTTGGTTATATGTTACCTCCCTAACCATAACGTATTTATCTACTCTATTCGTAATGTCATGGATATTATTTTTTATATCATCGCTAGTATTACTCATTATTGTGGTAAACACATCGTTTATATTAATAGCCAAATCAATAGATTTTTTATTTTCATCATAAAAGTGGACTGTGTTATAATTCTCAACAACTGTATCTGTAAATTTGTCACCATCAGTTTTATAACCGAACAAATGTTGTAGTAAGAGTCTTGTTTTTAGATATGAGATATAATCTTTATCTCTATTATAAAATGTTTCTGATAGAAAGTAATAATCTTTTACTACTAGATTCATATCACACAATTCCTTCTCTAAGCTATCTATAATCGTTTTGTAGCTACTTTTACTTTTTTTAGAACATATTATGTATATATCATCGTTTTTGTTTCTAAGGTGCTGAAAATGCTTCTTATAGATAGTGTAGTCTAAATTTTCTATAATACTTGTATTCATAAATTCTTGTAAGGAGAATGATAGGTCAGTTATGTTGAACTTCATACTTTTACTCTTAATCTTTAGTGTGTTGTAAAGGTTTTCTGGTAGCCAATATCCAACATCATCAATATTAAGCATAGAATTATATTTCTTATAGATACCTTTTTTTATTAAATTGAATTCTGATTCAGTTAATTTAATGATGGGTATCGAAGGTTTATTCTTAGAGACTAACCATACTGAATTATCTATCTTAATAAGTGTATCAATGTCAAAAAAATGTGCCTTCATATTATTTGCTATATTTATTAGTTTCAGTATACCTTATTTCCTCTTGTCCACCACCCTTTGGTTCATCTTCATATTCTCTATCTTCCCATGTTACTCCACCACTTGTTTGTGAGTTAAAGCTTTTGCATTTACTACATTCCTTTGGAAATACACTTTTTCCATCTTTTTCTATTGCTTTATCAATATCATAGTAAAAGGGAGCTTTGCACCAAGGATTATTACACACTAATCTTTTTTTATTTTCTCTATCCATAATCTATATATTAATTAAAAAACATGCAAGATCATGACTATATAGATATTATAATATAAATTTTGTACTTGTATAGAATTTTAGTTAAAATAAATCCTTTTTACTTACAAAAACATGCAACATCATGATATATAAATATATTTAATATAAAATTTTCATTTTATTAGACTTTCGCTTAGTGCAAATTCATATATGTTAAGTAAATTTAGCTCATATTCAAATATAGATTTTACATCTGCTAATGTCTTTGAATTCTCTACTGCTTCAACTATCATAGTTCCAAACTTTTCTTGAAAATGTATATATGATTCACACCACGGCTTATTGTAGTTTACAAGTGTATCCCATTCTTTTTGACCACCTGATAGCCAGTACAAACTTTTTTCTGGGATTACTGAATATTTCTTAAAATCGTCCAATCTAGTTTTCCATATACTATCTGTTGAATCGACCCTTTTCATTAATATCGATACTGCTTCTGCTACATCATCTGTTATTTGTTCACCAATTTCAAAGAAATAACCACATTCTGTTTTATAAATAGATACTATATTATCATTAAAAACTATATCTGATAAATTCATCTTAACCAAAGTTTTTCTTTTTTTCATAGCTATCTATTATTTTTTATACTCTTATATTCTTAATCCACTGTTCCACTTACCACTAAAAAGCCCATCTTCAAAAATTCCATTTAACCAATTACCATAAAATTCACCCCCTTTAAATACACCATAATGCCAATTACCACTTAGGTAAACACCATCATGCCATATTAGAGTATTCTTTCTTATTTCTATAACTGCGTTGGAAATTTCGGAGTCTATTAACCAATAGAATTCCTCTTCTTTAAGTATCTCTACTATCGTATCAATATTTTTATAGGCTTTATCTTTGTAAGTAATCTGTTTAAATTTCATCTTGTTATTAATTTACACTTTTATATATTATCATTTTAATATTGCTTTTTATCTAAAATCTATTTTATGGATAAAAATTAACATATTAAAAAAAATATAATAAAAAAAGCCAAAATAATATTATTTTGGCTTTTTTTTATCACTTTATGTACTAAATAACATCAGTACTTATAGGCTTTTGTCTAGAAATTCTTTTTCAATTAATGATATCTTATCTATACCTAATCTTGATATTTTATCAAGAATTTCGTCAGTGTCAAGACTATCTATTATACCTTCTTCAATATCTTGGAAATTTTCTGGTTGTATAGTTTCCAAAAACATTTCAATATCAATTACTGAAACTTCCTTAGAAGATTTTGGATGTGTAAAGGCAACTATTCTGTACTCTTCATCCTTCGTAGTTATCCATACTTTACTAAACCCAGCTTTCTGAGCATTTTTTATACCATCTGGTGATAAAGCAGGATACTTATCTTGAAGTATTCTGTATTCTTTATCTCTCATCTCTGTTAAATCTATACAAATAATCATAATAATAGTTTTAAGGTTTGATACAAATATAACAAATATATTGACATCAAGAAATAAAACAAGTCTTTTATTTTTAATATATATAAAAAAATTCATATATGAAATACCTAAAAAGAAAAAATACATACTTAAGTGAAGCATTTGACATGTCAGGTGGATCATCAGGACCATTGGGCAATGACATAAATTGGGGAGATTCATTAGTGGGTAGAATGTTCAATTCTATAGCTAGGAGATTTACAGTTAATTATAATGTTAATAGGATTGAGGCAATAGCTAAAGGCATAGATAGTGAATTTGAAATATTGTTAGCATCTGGTGTTATAGAGGGAAGTAAGCAAGAAGATGAATTTAACTTTTTTAAAATATCATTTTTATTGGGTAAGCTAAAAGAAATAATTGACAATGAAGAGTCTATAAGTAAAATAAAAGAAAATGTAGAGAACCTTTTAGATTATATATCTGAAATGGATGAATTTAAGAACGATAGAGCTAGTATTAAAAAAGAATTAGAAGAAAGTCTTCTTAATTTTGAAGAATATTTAAAAGATATTAAAAGTGATTCTACTAATGATGATGGGGATAAAGATGAAACTGAAACTGAAACTGAAAGCGATGATTCAGAGGAAGAAACAGATTTAGATCATCAAGAGGTGGTTAAATTAATAGACATAATAACCGATATACTAGAGAGGGCAGAAGAACTTGAAGAAGAATATAAAAATGTTCCTAGAGTACCTAGCGTATCTAATAAAGTTAGTGATGAAGATGCAGCTATAGAAGGTATGTCAAGAGAACACAAACAGTACATTAAGCTAAGTAAGCAGATACAAGAACTAGTATCAGAAGAAAATGGCATTAAGCTAGATAAAAATTTTCTAACAAATCTAAAAAAACTATATAGTGATGGCAAATCTAAAAAATACTGGATTGACTTAGGAAGAAAGCTTCAATTAGCATACAAAAAATTTAGCAATAAATTTAATGAAAGTGCTGATATAGATTCTAGTGAAAGTGAAAGGGTGTCTATAGCTAGTAAGATATCAAATTTTGCTAAAAAATTAATGGGCATACCAGAAACAGAACTAGATGGCGACTTTGGTAGTTCTATTAAGAAGTTTAATAAGTTATTTAAGAGAATAGTTGATACAGGCATAGATTCTAAAAACGAGAGCAAAATAATTAAATATAATGCCTTTATGAAGGTATATGAAAAATCTACGAATGGGAAAGAAATTCAAAAATTCTTTTATAAAAACGTAGTATTAGATAATTGGATTGTTGACAAGAGTAAGGCTGATGATATTAAAGATATTGTTGAGAATTCTACAAAAGATATTAAAAAAATTGAAATAGATCCAATATTAAGCATAGTAAAGCTGTTTAACAAGGCTTTTAAGGTTTATACAACACAAACTATACCTTCTGGTAGAAGTGGTGGTAAAGTCTCTAATAATGTGTTTAGAAGGTATACTAATTTAGGATCTAATGCAGGAACTCCAGATAATCCTGGTGGTGGACCATTTATAATAAACAAAGTATTCAATAAATTTGAGGATAAGATACAGAATATTATTAGGGATAATAAATATAAAGCTTTATTTGATAAAGATACTGAAATAGAATTGGGTGATGGTAGAAGGGTTAAAGGTGGTGGTAAAATACTTCTTAGTTTTATACAGAAACTTCTAGATGGGGAGAAGCTTTATAAAGGAAATGCTCAAAGTGAATTTTTTAAAGAATACTTTGGAATAGATGTAATACCTAAGAAAATAGGATCTGACAACATAACAGTTGGTAAAGATAATGAAGACTCACAAGACAGTGATAAAACTACTGTTAAAGATAATACACAAGTTGATAAAGAAGTAATAGACACTTATTTTGAAGAGGTTAGTAAAATAACTGATACAGAAGGAACAATATATGGTATGTTGTTAGGAAAGCAATTAATGTTTTACCTTATTGTTATTAAAGTGGTGGATGAAGATGTGTATGTTAAGTATTCAGAAACATTTTTAAACTTTTCTAAATACTTAGACCAAGACTATAATATTAAAGCTGGTAAGATAAAAAATGTTGAATTAAGACCTAAACCAATGTTTTTTGGTAAGATGGATAGAGATTTATTTGATATAACTCCTGGTTCTGATATTAAAGTAGCAGCAGTTAATATTGATATGTTTAACACAAATAATGAAAGAACTATAGCTAAAAACTTTAAAGACTTGAAAGATGTTAGGAATATATTTCAATTAGTTGATAATAATAAAGAACCCATCAAGTTCACTGACTTAGAGAAAACAGCATTTGGACCAATGGATTCTAAAAACTATAAAGATTTAAAAGAAAAATTTAAATGAAACATTTAAAAAAGTATAAACTATTCTTAGAAGATTTTGAAGTTGAGGATAGTGATAGTGAAGATGTTAAACTATCTAAAGAAAAATTAGACAGAGTAAAGACACAAATATCATATTATAACTCTAATAAATCAAAAATAGATAAAATTTATCAAGATTTAGAAAATGGTAGTATTAAAGATGATTTAGATAAGGTAATTGGGACTGATAAAGATACAAATCCATTTCTAGTTAGCTACTCTAGTATAGCTAGTATAACTAGAAGTATTGAGAAGTTAAAAAAGAGAGAAACTGATAAATCGATAGAAAAAAATGAGCTAAAGGATAGACTATCAGATGCTAGTGATGATATCTCAAAAGATATAAGTGATAGAATAAGCAAAGTCAATGATCAAATAATTAAAATTAAAAAAGATATTAATGATGCTAGTAAAAAATTACCTGTATTAGAGAAAAGTCACAAAGAGAAAATGGATAATATAGAACAAGATATTAAAGATTGGATATCTAAAATTAAATAGCTATTATCCAAAATAGAAAAAATGTCATTTTTTAGTTTTTATATATATACTAAATAAAAAAATTAAATAGAAAATATGGCAAATATTCAAATTGGCAAGTACAAAAGACCAGGTATATTCATAGAAGAATTTGATCAGTCAGTAAATTCATCACCAACAGTAGATGGGATAACTAACCTCGTTATAGGTACTTCTAAAAAAGGACCAGTTAACACACCAGTAAGATTGACAAATATAAATGATTTAGAATCAGTTTTTGGACAAATAGACAGAGGTATGGAAAGAAAAGGATCATTCTTTCATAGAACGATTTCTAAGATGTTAGAAACTTCACCAGTTTTTGCATTGAATTTACTCTCAACTAATGACGAATTAGACACAATTAAATTTAAAACATTGTCAGCTTCTGCTGGTACAAATAATGATGTTTTGAAAGAAGGACCTTATAGAAGAGTTTTCGACACAACAGGCTTTTGGAGAAGGGATACTGAATCTTTCTTAAACTTAACAGATGATAATCAAAGAGCATTTAGCTTAACAAACCTATCTGATAAGACAGTAACTGCATTCGTTTTTAAATCAAGACTAAGTGGATTTGATAGAACTTTGTTAGAATGGTACGGGTCAGAAGATAGAATACCACCATATGTATCTAGTAAAGACTACGCAGCAGACTACCTAGTAGATGTTGTTTTAGTAAGTGGGGATTGGTCAGATTATCAATCACTAGCGGTTGATAACAGATGGAGTAGCTACTTCAATAATAATGGTCTTATAAAAGAAAGAGTAAGAGATTTTGCTAATGATAGAAATATAAATCTTCTAGAATACTATGAAGGTCTTTCACTTATTCCTTTTTTCAGAGATACAAATGGAAATAACATATTTATAGAAACTATTATAAACAGAGATACTGATAGAACTGGCTTATTCTGTGCATTTAATAATGATGCAGTAGAGGTTGATTCTTATAATGGTTTAATTGACTTGTTAGGAAATACTACAACTGATGAAGATGTAGAATCAATTGACTTTTTGTCTTATAATGAAACTTTAAAAGAGGAAATTGAATTTATTCAAACTCCTTTAGACTTGCCTGGTAATGTAACTGCTATAATGGGTGGTGTAACAAATTACACAGGTCAAGCATCACATGCGTTTACAGATACTGATGTTTCACCTGCTCCATTAGTAGAGGGCAATATTGAAAACGGTAATAATAGAACAGCATATTTTGCAGAGGGATCAACTTTTGGATTAACAAGAACTGATTTCGCTATAACTGCTAGCAATATAGAATTAACATATGAAGCTATTGAAGGTGCATTTGTAGTTATTGGGGATAGAAAAATAGATATCACTGATGGTTCTTATACATTAATCTTAGATGCTTCACAATACCCAGAGGCTACTAGTGGTCCAGTATCATATAGTTCGGTAGCAACTGTTAATACAAAGGGTGAAATAGCATTAAAGAATAGTGATGATGAAAATAATATGCCTGTAACAATTACTGAATTAGCATTAGGTAAAATTGAAATAGTTATAGATAGTACAGAATTTACGGAGTCATCAAATATACAAGACATAACAGTCGATGTAGCTGGCTTTGTAGACTTGGTGATTGGTGTTGATTATAGCGTAAGTTATACAGAGAATGGTAAATTTGAAATTGAATTTTTAGATACTGCAACAACTGTATCTCTTTCTAATTACCAACAATCTAGAAGATTTAAGATGTTTAACAGATTGGTTAGTGTAATTGATAATGTTAACAAAGATAAAGTCCTTATGAGCTTAGGCTCTACTGGTTTTAATGTTAGCTTAGGAAATGTAACAATAGAAGATATAATTACTGCTACTAGCCAGAATAAGAAATTTACATTGAAGACACCATTAACAGAAGTTGAATTAGTGGATGTTCTTGCTGGATACTTAGTATTCTATACAGTAGATAATGAATTTATATTAGGATCAGAAGGTGCTAAAACTAAAGGAGAGGTAGCATCAAACGAAGAAGGTGTAATTGGTAAATATTCTGATTTCTACGATGCATTTAATGACGGAGTTATAAACACAAGAGATTCATTTGACCAAGTTGGTGTTGAGAATGGTGTATTTATGAAAATGTACTTAGAGGCTAATGGCGATATGATTTTCGAATCAACTGGTAAAGATATGTTAGCGACTGGGGCAATTGACGGTGATAACTTAACTAAATCTATTACAGTTAAATCAAAACTTGGTAATTTAAAACAAACTCTAGAATTAGAGGATGATGTTAATTACATTGAGACACCTAATAAGGTATTAATAGATGGGTCTAGATATACTGAGGTTAGAATAGGCGATTTCTTGAAATCTACAAAAACTCCTAGAGAATTAACTAGGATTATTTCTAAAAGAAGATATAATACTACTACTAATTTAGTTGAACTTACTTGTGATTCTGAAATATTAAAAGAAGATTTTAATGGTGATAGACAAACAACAAGATTTGTATCAGTAGATAATTATGCTAATACATATAAAGGTTTAGTTTTTGAAGGATTTAAAGTAAAGGAGTCTTCATTACCAGATGGTACAGAAGAAACTCAAAATAGAATACTAAACTTAGTAGCTAAAGGAACTCCCTTATTTAAAGCAGTAACTAATAAAGAAGCTATTGACTTTAGATATTTAATTGACTCTTTTGGACTTGGATTAGTAGAAAATTCTAAATCTCAATTGGTAGATATTTGTGGAGATAGATTAGATGCATTTGGATTTATAAACATGCCTTCTTTAAGACAGTTTAAAAAATCGCCAAACTTTACAGATTTGGAAGGTGTATTAAGTGTTGAGTTCTTAGCAGATGGTGGTAATAAAGAAAGTCTAAATCCAGTTGGATATTCATTCCCACAAGGATTAGGTGATACATCGGTTGGGTATTTCACACCTTATGTTACTGTAAATGATAATGGTCGTCCATTAGAGATGCCACCAGCATCTTATGTGGCTACAACTTATATGAGAAAGCATATTTCTAATATAACATCTATTACACCTTGGACAATAGCGGCTGGTGTTACAAATGGTAGAATAACAAATATCACAGGTCTAGAAATGGACTTTACTAAAGAAGATATTGAGTTCTTAAATCAAGCACAAATTAACCCTATTGTTTTCAAAAGAAATAGAGGATATATAATTGAGACAGAGAACACTGCACAAACATTGTTTAATTCTGCACTATCTTTTATACATGTTAGAGAGGTTCTTATAGAACTTGAAAGAGAATTATCTAATATGTTATTGGATTACCAATGGAAGTATAATACTCCTGATGTTAGAGCAGAAATTAAACTAAGAGCAGATGTTATATGTGAGACTTATGTGAGTAAGAATGGTTTATTTAACTTCTTTAATAAGATGGATGATGAAAATAACACACCAGAGATAATAGATAACCAAATTGGGGTACTTGACACGTTTGTTGAACCGATACGCGGTATGGGAATCATTGTTAATAACATCACTATCCTTAGAACTGGTGCTATATCAGCAGGTGGATTTATAAATAGATAGTAAATATATAATAAATAATTACAAACCTCCATTTTAATTTAATGGGGGTTTTTTAATTAAACAAACTATTTAAAAAGCATATAACATATAAATCAAAACCATCTTATGATAAGCAAAGATTTCTTATATAATTATAAATTTGATAATAAGTCTGGTAAAATGTCTATGGAAAAGTATGTTTCAAAGAACTTTTTTGATGATTATACATACATAGTCAAATATTGTGAAGATAATAATATAAATCATCTATGTTTTAAAGAAAAGGTATATCATGTTATAAATGATATAAAGACAGATGTCATTTGTGTCAATGAGTTGTGTGATAATCTAGTAAAATTTAAAAACTCATCTATGGGGTACTATGATTACTGTTCTAACAAATGTATAGGTAGTGATGATAAAATAAAAAAGAAAAAAGAAAACACCAATTTAAAAAAATTTGGACATAAACACGCAGCACATAGTGAGCATGCTAAGGCAATAACTTCAAAAAAATATGAAAACCGAACAAATTCTTATAAAAAAAGTATCTTAAATAAGAGGATAAAAACACTAAATGATAGGTATGGTGTTAATAATGTAGCAAGTATAGATGGTCTTTTAGAAAGAAGAGTCGAGTCTTTTAAGAAAAATATAGATGCATACAAAGCATCATATAAAAAAACATCCCTTGATAGATATGGTGTAGACCATCCTTGGAAAAATGAAAAAATACACAAAAAAAGCATTCTCAATTCAAAAATCACTAAAAATGAAAACTTGTATAAAAAAGTACTAGATAAAATACACACATATGATAACATACACTTTATTAGTATAGATTATCACACTAGAGTAATAAGCCTACATTGCGATGTGTGTAATGAAGAGTTTAATATACATAGAGAATATTTGCATAACAGACAAAGTGTGGATAATGTAATATGTACAAAATGCAATCCAGTCAGTAGTAATATATCTGGTCTAGAGAAGGATTTAAAAATATATATAGAGAGCATATATGACGATTTAATAATTGAAAATGATAGAAAAGTTTTAGGTGGCAAGGAACTAGATATATATTTACCAAATTCTAACATAGCATTTGAGTTTAATGGACTATATTGGCACAGTGAGATTAATAAAGCTAAGAAATACCATTATGATAAGACAAATATGTGCTTGAGTAAAGGTGTGTACCTTATGCATATATGGGAAGATGACTGGATATTGAGGAAAGATATAATAAAATCTATCATATCATATAAGCTCAAGAAAACAATAGGTTCTATATATGCTAGGAAGTGTCTAATTAAAACAGTCAACATAGAAGATAGTAGAATATTTATGGATAATAATCATATACAGGGATATTCTAATTCTAATATAAAATTAGGTCTATATCACAAAGATACCTTAGTATCACTTATGTGTTTCTCTAGACCAAGGGGTGGATCTGATAATGAATATGAATTAATTAGGTTTTGTAATCTATTAAAAACAAATGTTGTTGGTGGTGCTAGTAAACTATTCAATTATTTATTAAAACAGTATAGTGTTAGCAGTGTTATCTCATTTTCAGACACCTCTATGTTCGATGGCTCATTATATGAAAAATTGGGATTTGAACATACTAAAAATGTACCAATCGATTACAAATGGATTATTGGAAATAGAAGGTGTCATAAATCTAAGTATAGAAAATCACAGCTTATAAAAATGGGTTATGATATAGATAAATCTGAAAAGGAAATAATGTATGAAGATGTTATAAGTTATAGAATATGGGACTGTGGGAAGGTCAAGTGGATTTATAAAACGCTATAGATATATTCCTAACCAAACTCAACTTACCTATTTAATATATAGGTTATGAAACATATAAAACCTTATAAAATATTTGAAAGCAACAGCCCTAACTTCCCAACTACAAGAGAGGAAGTTATAGAAGTGTGTGAAAATTATAAAATAATAGATTACACTATTAATGATGATTTAAGTATTGATGTTGATGGTGGTGTTTATTTAGGGGAGAAAGACTTAAAACACTTACCACTTAAATTTAATTATGTGAGTGGGATTTTCGTTTGCCGTATTAATAAACTAAAATCCTTGGAAGGTTGTCCTAAAACAGTAAATGGTAGTTTTTTTTGTAGTGATAATAAACTAAAATCCTTGGAAGGTTGTCCTAAAACAGTAGGTGATGGCTTTTATTGTTCTAACAATGAATTAAGAGATTTAGAATACTTCCCAGAAGTAGATGGTATTATATCTATGAGAGAAAATCCAGTATATCTCTTAGTATACACCTTTATTCAGAATGCTGATAGTTTCCTAATAGAAGATTTTAACGACTATGAAATAGTTAGAAACAGAGATACTGTTATGTTAGATAGGCTTCAAACCTTTATTAGAGATAACGATTTAAAAATGCCTAATTTGGATAATATTAAAGAATACTATAAAATAATAGAATAAATATGAAACATATAAAACCTTATAAAATATTCGAGAGTACAAGTCTTAACTTCCCAACTACAAGAGAGGAAGTTATAGAAGTGTGTAAAAAATATGATATAGAAAACTACACTATTAATGATGATTTAAGCATTGATGTTGCTGGTGGTGTTAATTTAGCTTATAAAAATTTAGAACACCTACCACTAAAATTTAATTATGTGAGTGGGAATTTCCTTTGCCGTATTAATAAACTAAAATCCTTGGAAGGTTGTCCTAGAACAGTAAATGGTAGTTTCTTTTGTAATGATAATGAATTAAAGACATTAGAAGGTAGCCCACAAACAATAGATGGTGATTTTCATTGCTTTAATAATGAATTAAAGACATTAGAAGGTAGCCCACAAACAATAGGTGGTAATTTTCTTTGTTTTGTAAATAAATTAAAATCTTTTGAAGGTTCTCCACAAACAGTAGGTGGTAGTTTTTATTGTGCTGATAATGAATTAAGAGATTTAGAATACTTCCCAGAAGTAGATGGTAGTACAAATATGAGAGAAAATCCAGTAAATCTATTATTATATACCTTTATCTATTTACCAGAAGCTAATAATTTCCTCATAGAATATTTCAATGACTATGAGATAATTAGGAACAGAGATACTGTTATGTTAGATAGATTACAAACATTCATAAGGGATAATAATTTAAAGATGCCTGACTTAGATGAAATAAAAAAACACTATAAAATAATAGAATAAATATGAAACATATAAAACCTTATAAAATATTCGAGAGTACAAGTCTTAACTTCCCAACTACAAGAGAGGAAGTTATAGAAGTGTGTAATAGGTATAGAATAAATAACTACACTATTAATGATGATTTAAGTATTGATGTTGAAGGACATGTTAATCTAGCTTATAAAAATTTAGAATACTTACCACTTAGATTTAATTATGTGAGTGGTGATTTTAGTTGTTATGATAATAAATTAAAAACATTAGAAGGGTGTCCACAAACAGTAAGTGGATCTTTTGATTGTAATCGTAATAAATTAAAAACATTAGAAGGGTGTCCACAAACAGTAAGTGGATCTTTTGATTGTTATAGAAATAAATTAATAACATTAGAAGGTAGTCCATCAGTAGTGAATGGCAATCTTATATGTTATGATAATAAATTAGAGACATTAGAAGGTAGTCCTAAAACAATAAATGGGAATTTTCTTTGTTTTGTAAATAAATTAAAAGACTTAGAATACTTCCCAGAAGTAAGTGATTATATAAATATAAGAGATAATCCAGTAAATTTATTAGTATATACTTTTATTGAAAATGAAGAAACTGATAGTTTTATGATAGAAGACTTCATAGATTATGAAATAGTTAGAAACAGAGATACTGTTATGTTAGACAGGCTTCAAACATTCATTAGAGATAATGACTTAGAAATGCCAGACTTGAAAATAATAAAAAAACACTATAAAATAATAGAATAAATATGAAACATATAAAACCTTATAAAATATTCGAGAGTACAAGTCTTAACTTCCCAACTACAAGAGAGGGAGTTATACAAGTTTGTGAAAAGTATAGAATAGAGAACTATACTATTAACAATGACTTAACAATTGATGTTGATGGTGGTGTTTATTTAGGGGAGAAAGACTTAAAACACTTACCACTTAGATTTAATTATGTGAGCGGTTATTTTGGTTGTTCTTATAATGATTTAGTATCATTAAAAGGTAGTCCACAAACAGTAGATGGTAGTTTTTACTGTTATAATAATGAATTAAAGACATTAGAAGGTTGTCCACAAACAGTAGGTGGTGATTTTGATTGTTTTGAAAATGAACTAAAGACATTAGAAGGTAGTCCACAAACAGTAGGTGGTACTTTTAATTGTTCTTACAATGAATTAATAACATTAGAAGGTAGCCCACAAACAGTAAATGGGAATTTTCTTTGTTTTGGAAATGAATTAAAAGACTTAGAATACTTCCCAGAAGTAAGTGGTAGTATAAATATAGAGGGAAACACAGTAAATTTATTAGTGTATACCTTTATTAAAAAAGCCGATAGCTTTATGATAGAAGATTTTATAGACTATGAAATAGTTAGAAATGGTAATACTGTTATGCTAGATAGATTACAAACATTCATAAGGGATAATGATTTAAAGATGCCTAATTTAAAAGAAATTAAAAAACACTATAAAATAATAGAATAGAAATGAAACATATAAAACATTACAAGATATTTGAGAGTACAAGTCCTAACTTCCCAACTACAAGAGAGGGAGTTATACAAGTTTGTGAAAAGTATAGAATAGAGAACTATACTATTAACAATGACTTAACAATTGATGTTGATGGTGGTGTTTATTTAGGGGAGAAAGACTTAAAACACTTACCACTTAGATTTAATTATGTGAGTGGTGATTTTAGTTGTTATGATAATAAATTAAAGACATTAGAAGGTAGTCCACAAACAGTAGGTGGTTATTTTTTTTGTTTTGAAAATGAACTAAAATCCTTGGAAGGTTGTCCTAAAACAGTAGGTGATGGCTTTTATTGTTCTAACAATGAATTAAAAACATTAAAGGGTAGTCCACAAACAGTAGGTGGTAGTTTTTATTGTTTTGATAATGATTTAACTGATTTAGAATATTTCCCAGAAGTAAATGGGGAAATATTTTTAGGGATTAATAAAATAAGTCATTTAGTACATAGCTTTATCAAAAATGCTGATAGCTTTATGATAGAAGATTTTAATGATTATGAGATAGTTAGAAACAGAGACACTGTTATGTTAGATAGATTACAAACATTCATAAGGGATAACGATTTAGAGATGCCTGACTTAGAACCCATTAAAAACCACTATAAAATAATAGAATAGAAATGAAACATATAAAACCTTACAAAATATTTGAAAGCAACAGTCCTAACTTCCCAACTACAAGGGATGAAGTTATAGAAGTGTGTAAAAAATATGATATAGAAAACTACACTATTAATGATGATTTGAGTATTGATGTTGATAGTGATATTAGTATTACTTTCCAAAGTTTAGAATATCTGCCTATTAAATTTAATTATGTAAGTGGTAGTTTTGATTGTGATCATAATAAATTAAAATCGTTAGAAGGTAGTCCACAAACAGTAGATGGTAATTTTTTTTGTCAACACAATGAATTAAAGACATTAAAAGGTAGCCCACAAACAGTAGTAAGGCTTTTTGATTGTTCTTTTAATAAATTAACCGATTTAGAATATTTTCCAGAAGTAAATGGTTCGGTAATTATATATGGAAATATAGTAAATTTATTAGTATATACATTTGTGGAAAATGCTAATACTTTCCTCATAGAAAATGCTAATGCTTTCCTCATAGAAGATTTTGTAGACTACGAGATAGTTAGAAACGGTGATACTGTTATGTTAGATAGATTACAAACTTTTATAAGAGATAATAATCTAAGGATGCCTGAGTTAGAACCCATTAAAAACCACTATAAAATAATAGAATAGTATGAAACATATAAAATTATACGAAGAATATAACAGTACTAAGGAAGTAGTAGAAGAAGTAATTAAATATGAGGTAATATTTGATGTAGTTGATGTATCAAGCGACCCAGTTGCTAAGGAAGAATTTGATAATTATGAAGATGCCTTAGCATATTATGAGAAAACATATGAATATGATGATGGTGTATATAGGACAAGAACTCATTCAAAAATGCTAGATGAAATAACATATTCTGTATCCTATGAATATGACAGTGATAATGAGGATAAAGACGATGTTGATGATGATGATAAAAATTGGGATATAATCGATACTGATAATATGGAGTCAGAAGAATATCGAATTAATGATGATTCTGAAAATGTTTTGGAACAGATTGAGGATTGGTTCAAAGAAAAATATGATTCAAATAGGACAAAATACCATGAGATAGATGTTTATTACAATGATGATGACTATAAGACTATACAAATTAGGTTTTCTGATCACACAGAAAACATTATGAACAATGATAGATTCAGAAGTAAGGATTATTACATATCAGTTGTTGTTTCTGATTATGATGTTACTGATAGCAGATTTGGTATGTCAAATAGTTTTGAGAGAAGGAATAACGAACATGAACTAAAATATGGTAGTAGTGATGATACTATACAAATGGAAATAGATATTGATTTTTTAATTAAAGAGTTAAAAGAGGAAATATTAGAAGACTTTGGATAGTAAATACATTACAAAATAAGTAATTAATATATACTTTATGAAGCATATAAAACCTTATAAAAATATTAGACAGGTTACAAACATTTATAAGTGATAATGGTTTAGATATGCTGGATTTGAAAGAAATTAAAAAAAATAATAGAATAAACATGAAACATATAAAACCTTATAAGATATTCGAGAGCAATAGTCCTAACTTCCCAACCACAAGAGAGGAAGTTATACAAGTGTGTGAAAAGTATGAAATAGAAAACTACACTATTAATGATGATTTAAGCATTGATGTTGATGATAACGTTCATTTAGGTTTTAAAATGTTAGAATATTTACCTCTTAAATTTAATTATGTAAGTGGTGGTTTTGGTTGTTATGAAAATAAATTAATATCATTAGAAGGTAGTCCACAAATATTAGATGGTTCTTTTCTTTGTTTTGAAAATGAATTAAAATCGTTAGAAGGTAGTCCATCAGTAGTGAATGGTAATTTTATATGTTATGAAAATGAATTAGAATCATTAGAAGGTTGTCCACAAATATTAGATGGTGATTTTTCTTGTTCTGATAATAAATTAAAAGATTTAGAACACTTCCCAGAAGTAAATGGTATCATATCTATGAGGGGAAATCCAGTAGATTTATTAGTACATACCTTTATCAAAAATGCTGATATCTTTATGATAGAAGACTTTACAGACTATGAAATAGTTAGAAACAGAGATACTGTTATGTTAGATAGATTAGAAACTTTCATTAGAGATAATGATTTAAAAATGCCTGACTTAGAAGGTATTAAAAAACACTATAAAATAATAGAATAAAATAGAATAAAATGAAACATATAAAACCCTATAAAATATTCGAGAGTGTCGGTCTTAACTTCCCAACTACAAGAGAGGAAGTCATAGAAGTGTGTGAAAAACATAAAATAATAAACTACACTATTAATGATGATTTAAGTATTGATGTTGATGGTGGTGTTGGTTTGTCGGATAAAGGCTTGAAATATTTACCACTTAGATTTAATTATGTGAGTGGGCTTTTCCAATGTTCTTTTAATGGTTTATTATCATTAGAAGGTAGTCCACAAACAGTAGGTAAGCATTTTGATTGCTCTGATAATAAAAAATTAAAATCATTGAAAGGTGGTCCACAAACAGTAGGTGGTTATTTTAATTGTGGTGGAAATAACTTAAAAACATTAGAAGGTTGTCCACAAACAGTAAGTGATAGTTTCTATTGTCATTATAATAAATTAACATCATTGGAAAGTTGTCCACAAAAAGTAGGTGGTAGCTTTGGTTGTTTTTATAATAATTTAGAATCATTAGAAGGCTGTCCACATACAGTAGATGGTTCTTTTCTTTGTTCTAATAATGAATTAAAAACATTAAAGGGTAGTCCACAAACAGTAGGTGGTAGTTTTTATTGTGCTGATAATGAATTAAGAGATTTAGAACACTTCCCAGAAGTAAGTGGTAGTATAAATATAGAGGGAAACACAGTATATCTATTAGTACATACTTTCATTGAAAATGCTAATAGTTTCCTCATAGAAGATTTTATAGACTATGAAATAGTTAGAAACGGAGACACTGTTATGTTAGATAGATTACAAACATTCATTAGAGATAATGATTTAGAGATGCCTGACTTAGAAGAAATTAAAGAACACTATAAAATAATAGAATAAACATGAAATATATAAAACCTTATAAGATATTTGAGAGTGTAAGTCCTAACTTCCCAACTACAAGAGAGGAAGTTATAGAAGTGTGTGAAAGGCATAGAATAAAAAACTATACTATTAATGATGATTTGAGTATTGATGTTGATGGGGATGTTGGTTTAAATTTTAAAAGGTTAGAATATTTACCACTTAAATTTAATTATGTGAGTGGTGGTTTTAGTTGTCACCGCAGTAATCTAAAAACATTAGAAGGTTGTCCACAAACAGTAGGTGGTTATTTTGAATGCTCTAATAATAATTTAGTATCATTAAAAGGTTGTCCACAGACAGTAGGTGGTTATTTTAATTGTTCTTATAATGAATTAAAATCATTAAAAGGTTGCCCACAAACAGTAAGTGGTGATTTTAGTTGTGGTAATAATGAATTAAAAACATTAGAAGGTTGTCCACAAACAGTAGATGGTTTTTTTGAATGCTCTAATAATAATTTAGTATCATTAAAAGGTTGTCCACAAACAGTAAGTGATAGTTTCTATTGTCATGATAACGAATTAAAAACACTAGAAGGTTGTCCACAGTCAGTAGATGGTGATTTTAATTGTTCTTATAATGAATTAAAATCATTAGAAGGTTGTCCACAAACAGTAGATGGTGATTTTTATTGTGCCAATAATGAATTAAAAGACTTAGAAAACTTCCCAGAAGTAAGTGGTAATGTATATATAACTGAAAACCCAGTAGATTTATTAGTATACACCTTTATCAAAAATGCCAATAGCTTTATGATAGAAGATTTTATAGACTATGAGATAGTTAGAAACGGAGACACTGTTATGTTAGATAGATTACAAACATTCATTAGAGATAATGATTTAAAGATGCCTGACTTAGAAGAAATTAAAGAACACTATAAAATAATAGAATAAACATGAAATATATAAAACCTTATAAGATATTTGAGAATATATCTAACTATTTCCCAACTACAAGAGAAGAAGTTGTGGAAGTATGTATAAAATTTGAAATTATAAATTATACTATCAATGATGATTTAAGTATAGATGTTGA